GGTCAAATAGGTCGCATGAATATCTTTGCTATCTCGGGTGGTCGCGTTCAAGTTTGGCGGACCAATGATGGCAAGGCAACTCGAACAATAACTCTTCCAGTATCCAACGGATACAGCGTTGAGGTTTACCTTGCTTGGGATGACACTTGGACAGTAACTCGTCAATTCAAGCGCAAGGGCGTAGTTTTTGATAAGGGAACTGTCGAAGGTGTCTATCCAGAAAATGTTGGCGAGGTTGCTTACCAAGCATCTTGCTTTAGGAATGTTAAATTCGGAGAGGCGGCATAATGAAATTTCTTACATACATCAAGGCTCCAAACACAACAAACGGGAATCCTCAGCGTGGATGGATTCTCTGTGACCAATGGGGCAACTTCGAAAAGTTTATAGACGAAGGATACGAAGGTCGCGGAGCCATTTCAAAAGAATTATGGGATGGCGCTCAGGAGATACATAACGGTTATGGAATCTTAGTTTCATCAACCGAATACAAGCGCTGGAAAAAAATGAAGTCGGAGGTGAGTGCATGAACTTAATTGAAGCAAAAAAGATTGTTGGCAATCAGCCAACTTGGGCTTTGAAAAATATGGTCAAGGCTCTTAATATGTTGCCTTGGCTAAACACAGCCGAGGATAAGGAAAGACTTGTCGCCGCAAAGATTGTGCTTAAAGAGAGGAACAAAAAATGACTCAAAATAACGAAGTCGTTAATAAGTGTTGGTTAAGACGCCGAGGTGATATGCGTGTTTCTAATTGGCATATAAAGGACCTAACATTCAAAGATATTTTTTATGTGACTCTTTGTGGAGAATCATTTTCTTTGGATGTAGATACAAAATGGGAAAACGATGATGACTATAAATGGCAATTTGGTCATTATTTTGTTCCTGAAAAGGTATGCAAAAAGTGTGAAAAAATAGAAAGTAAAGTATAATGGGGGTTTAATAAAGAGAGAGAAGGAAAAATGGAACACGCGATTATTGTTCATTCACCCGATTATGCTAATTGGGTATTTGACCCAAGCCATCCAACTCAAGGGCGGCGTTTTTTGCATGGGCGAAATCAAATCATGCTTGAGGCGCAACGGCGTCATCTTAATGTAGATGAATATGAGCCAGAGATGCCACACACCGATGACCTTTTGCTTATCCATGACCCTGTTTATATCCACGATGTAACTATCCGTGGAGAATCTAATGAGTGGGGTGGGCAACGCCATGACCTCGGAGATTTAGCAAAACTTTTTGTTGGTGGGACTTTGACTGCCTTAAATTTATTGCTAGAAGGCAAAACAAAATTAGCAATTCATCTCCCAGGCGCAAAGCATCATGCGATGTATGACTACTCCAGCGGATTTTGTGTATTCAATGATTTAGCGATTGCATCTACAAAGGCAACTTTGGCTGGTCATAAGGTTGCTATCTTTGATTGCGATGCTCACCATGGTGACGGCACCGAGGAACTTTTGCGAAGTAATCAGAATGTCCTGACATTTTCTGTTCATCAATATGGAATTTTTCCAGGAACGGGATTAGTTTCAAATTTTGATGAGTGGGCTTTGAATTTTCCTCTTGTTGCTGGAACTGGCAATGAAGGATTAGAATTCGCCACGGATTCATTTCTTGAAGCGGCTGTTGTCTTTGAGCCAACTCTTATCTTTATTGCTTGTGGGGCTGATGCCTTAGATAATGACCTTTTATCGGAATTAAATTACACCGTGGGTGGTTATTCAAGCGCTATGCGTAGGATTCGTGAGACTTTCCCCCACACTCCAATTTTATTCGGTGGCGCGGGCGGTTACTTGCCCGACACGGGAACTCCCGCCGTTTGGTCAGAGGCGAGCCTAGCCCTAATCTAAAAAAGGGCGGGTACGCTTCTCCCCATGACCACAATAATCGCTGTCCAGCACTTAGATAAGGTGGTGATGGGCGCAGATTCACAAACGACTGGCGCAAGTGGTCGTCGGGCTTCTCATCCACAAATGGTAAAAATTAGCGAGCGCGGAGATTACATAATTGCTGGTAGCGGCGAATGTGCGCCTTGCGATATTGCCCAGCATATTTGGATTCCTCCAACTCCAACAACAAAAGATTGGAATGACCTTTATCATTTTATGATTGCAAAGGTTGTTCCCTCATTAAAAGCCTGTTTCAAAGAACAAGAATACAAATGGGACGCTGATGACGATGAAACTAAATTTGCCTTCTTAATCTCAATTGGCGGTGAGGTATTCGAACTCGCTGATGATTTTTCCATCAGCCTAGATTCAAAAGGATTCTATGGTGTTGGCTCAGGCTCTAGTTATGGGATAGGGGCTTTATCGGCTGGTGCCTCTTTGTCAAAGGCTCTCAAGATTGCCGCTGAAAATGACGCCTATACATCTGCGCCTTTTATTTATTTTACCCAACTCAAGCGGAAGAAAGTTGCACTATCGCCCAAGAAGTAGTATCCTAACCCTAGTTGTATATCCGTACAACAGGAGAGGAATACATGAACGAGCAAGAAGTAAATGAAAAGTTTGGAGACATCATTCAACCAAAAATTATCAATCAAGTAATTAAGCAAAAGCGTCCGCCAGCAAAGTTTCCTGAACTGCGCTATCTCTGGGGCATAGCCCTGTTGGGTTCTTTTGTTCTGATGGTTGTGTCTGCAACTATTCAAACATTGCTTGGTCTTTAACTAAAAAGAAGAAATTAGCACCGCTTCTGGGTCGTAAATCGTCAATGCTTGGCGAACCAGTTGTGGTGCTATTTCTTTTGCATGATGAGCGCAAAAATATAAATCGCCGTTTACAAAAGCGCCGATTACAAAGGCTTGTGCGTTACATCTATCGCAACGAGCATTTACCAAGGTTGGAGCGCAAACTCCAATATCGGACATTATTTAACCTTCGGAAGTTTAGGTGTGTATCTTTCAATCTTGGCAAGGATGCGCCCGTCTTTAGCCATGCGAACTATCCAACCATCTTTAATTAACATCTGGTTGAATGAACCTGCTTTTCTCTTAGGCATTACTTGTCCTTTTTCAAATCGGTAATTGTAATATCGTAATTATAGCGGTTTGAATCTTCCCCTATCCATTTACTTGCATCCTCAACATCCCATGTATAGGTATTGATTAACCTATCAATCACCAATTTATCTTTTGTAGTAAACGATGGCTCGTAAAGCAATACGCGGTTGTTTGGTTGGACTGCATAATTGCCATCTTCGCGTTCAATCACATGACCGCATTTATGTTGTCCTGGGTTTTCTGAATAGCCGTGGTCCAAAATATTAGATTCAGGATTGTGCCAGTCGAGGGTAAAGAGATACTTGCCTAAAACTTTTTCTTTCTTTCTGTCTCTGTAAGAAATCTTCATATTGGCTAGATTGGCAAACTTAGTTACAGTCACATAAGGGCTGAAAGAATTCCAGAGAACTAGATTATGTATGTCCTCTTCTGGCACACCAGGCTTGGTGCAAAAAGCGTTAATCGGCATACGCCACCAGATGCCGCCATCTTCCATCAAGAAGTGAAACAAAGGGCTTCGGTTTTGAACCGTTGCCACCCCAAAAATGACAACAGGAAAATACTGGTCGTGGCTGTCCAACTGATTGCGTAGGAAGTTTCCTCTTACATAGCACTCTATGGGCGGGATATTGGCGTTTAACTCAGGCAAAGGTAGCCCCTACAACCCAGTCGTAACTTGGCTCGGAGCCTTAAATTGAACGAGACTTGATGATGTAGGAGACATGGCGCAAGCGTATCAAACGAACAGGTGTTCGAATTATGTAGTACAAAATTCTTTGTGTTTTGGGATGATTTCTAACCCTAGTTGTGTTATACTTAGTGTACGAGGTCGAGAGAGGATATGACATGGCTAAGAAAGTCTATGAAGTAGAAATCAAGGGTCAAAAAGAAAAGTATTACTTTGCGACTAAGGGTGAGGCTGAGGCTTACGCGATAACTGCAACTGCATGGGTCGGCGGTCAATACAGAATCCAAGCAATCTTTGTCCAAGAAGAGGCGGTCAAATAATGGCGCTTGATTACAAAGGTTTTAAGTGGGGAGAAAGAATCTCCGCTGATGAAGATTCTGTTGATAAATTTCTTCACGAAGGCTTAGTTCCTCAATCACCATCCACGGGAGATTTGTGGAGCGCCGCTGAGTGGATAGCAACATACGGCTCTGAAAATGCTGAAGAGGCTCAGGGCTGGGCTAATGTGGTTGCTTTCTTGATTTTGACTGCCGAATCAAAGCAAAAGCGGTCAATCACCGCTGAAGCAAAGCGTAAATATGCCAAGGAAAACGGCTTAAAAGTTTCCCAGGTTAGAATCAAAAAGGAGCAGAAATGAGCAACTGGTCAGACAAAATCGTGGTAATTGGTGTTGGAGTCTCAAAAGAGGACACCGATAAAATCAAGGAAATCATTGTTGAAAAGGTAAATAACCAACCCTAGTTATGATATACTTAGATTGTTCTCAGAGAGGGGAATAAAATGAGTCAGAAAGCAATCAAGAAGATTGGTCAGTATCGCCTTTACAAAGTAGAGGGATATGGGATTTACGAAATCTACTACGGCACAAAGGCAACAGGTGTTCATGTAGAAAACATCGCTGATAAAGAAAACTTCGCTTGGGCTGTTGATGAAATTAAGCAAGGCGTTCAACAGGCTGTCAGAGAAGGCTACGGAATAGGGGTAAGCAACTGATGGCTCTTACATTTGAAATCGAATACTTTCGCTGGACTTGCGATTGTGGTAAACGCGGTAATTTCTTGGTGTTCAATAAGGCTTGCCAAGCATCCGATAGGCACATTAAAGAACACGAAAGAAAACTTGAGTGGGGCTTTTCAACTGATTTACTAAGAGAGGTTAAATAAATGGGATACACACATTACTGGACATTAGAAAATGGGATTGAGCAATCCGACTGGAATAAATTCTTAGAAGGCGCTCGCCTGATTATTGAAACTGCTAAAGATGCAGGAATTCCTATTGAAGATAACTCAGCAGGTGCTTCTATCTACTTTAATGGCGTAGGTTCTGGCGCTCACGAAACTTTTGTAATTACTTCGGAAGATACTGGTTTTAGTTTTTGCAAAACTGCTGAGAAACCTTACGATACCGCGGTAACTGCAATCCTTATTCATCTAAAGCAATCGCTTGGCTCAAAGGTGGTCGTTACTTCAGATGGGGAATGGGAAGATTGGTCTGCTGGGCGTTTGCTTTACGAAACTGTCTACGACAAAAATATTGAAGTGGACTTTTTAGGTGTCTGACGAGATACTCGCTGAATTGGTGGATGAGTTTGGGACGGGGATTCTGTCCTCATCTCATCCACACACGGGTCTAACTTTGAGGCAATGTCAAAAGTTATTAAACAAATATGGGCTAGATGAGGCTAAAGTAATTGTCCAAAGGTGGAAAAAGATTTTCACATAGTCCAAGGATTTGACTGGGTAAAAGATAAAGGCGATAAGGGCGCGTGAATAGTTTTATTTTCATACAGCGCTAGAAGAATTGCTTCTGCTCTGTCAGGTGAATGAACTCCCCGCTTTTTCATGTCTGCCTTAGCCTCAATTTGAATACGCCCTGAAGAATCACTCTTATAGGACGGACCCGCTAATTGGGCTAGAACTTGTCTATCGACATCTAGTTTTAGTTCTTGTTGCCCGTCTCTGGGTTGCAATAATTGGCGGGTATTCCACCACATCTCTGCTCTTTGATTCTTAAACTTATTGGCATCTTTGGGACGCTCTGCAACATTGACCCCAACAATATCGGCGCGAACTTGTTGCTCTTTGCACCATCTATCCAATAAAGACACAACTCCCCAGCCGACGCCGATGGTATCTATCTTGACCCGTACCCGCTCAGTTATACCTCTAGCGGTATGAACCTCAACGGCTTTCTCAATCTCTCGCATGACAACGCCCGCGACATCTACCGCGTTTGCATTTATCTTGCCTGATGAACGATGAACCAATTTAACCGTGTATCCATCTGCGAGCGCTATAACAAATTCATCCCCACCATCGGATGCAATATCCACCCCTAATCGAATAATGTTAGATTCAAGTGGAGTTTCATTTTCCAAGGATTGCTCAGCCCACGCGTAAGGGATAACTTTGCCCGTACTGGATTTTGGAAACCTTGCATGGATGCGGGCTTCAGCAAAAGCAGAATCTTCCCCGAATTCAGAAACAACATCATTTACCCAAGATTTATCTATCAAGTGAGTTGCAACGCTGTGAGGCTCTACATGGTTGGGGCAACTCTTACACATTCCCGTTGGCTCACCCGTAAAGTTTGGCGTGTCGTAGGCAGATATAGGCAAGATATTGTAAATAGGCGATGAACAGATTCTTTCAAACCAAGTCTGTTCTGCATCCGTTGGAGGATTCCCTAAAACCAAAAGCCGTGTATGTCCACCCGTCATCAGGGCTTCAAGGGCATTGCCAATCATGTCCGAGATTCCGCCCGCTTCGTCTACAACAACGAGCATGTGAGGCGCGTGGATACCTTGAACTGCCGCCTCGTCATTATTAGATGCGGAGAATCCGTAGGCAACTACCGTGCCATCCATTTTCCATTCCGTAGTTAAGATTTCACCTGCGAGATTATTGGCTGTGTGAACTCTTCGCACATTCGCCCACATGATGTTTCGCACTTGCCTAAAAGTTGTGGCTGTTGTGATAGCAATTGCCGTCCCAGGCGGGTGAACTGAAATCCACCATGCAATTGCTCGCGCCGCCAAGTGAGATTTTCCAGGCGCGTGACAAGCGGGAACTACCGTTCTTTTATTATCTACAAGGGATTGTAAAATCTCTTTTTGTTTGCTCCATAGAACTTCGCCTAAGCCTTCTTCAACAAAACCAATAGGGTCATGTTCGTATCTAGCCCAAGGGTTTTTAATTTCTGCGTCTAAGATAATCGAGAGCGCATATTTCTCATCTTGGGTCAGGGATAGATAAATTTCATTTCGTTCTTCAATACTCGCCCCGAGAACTCTGTCTACTAGGCGCTCGTTCATTCTTCTATTTCTAAATGCTTTCGCCTAATCGCAATGACTTGAGCAATTTTTTCTTCCAACTCACCCATATCAACGCTAATCTTCATGGCTTCCCCATCTTGACCCGTTACCTCTAGGCGCTCTTTACGCCCATAGGTATTTTGACGGGTGCGCTCTAACCACCATGCCGCCGCTTGCCAAGTCCCATCATGTCCTGCCCTTTGGATGATTGAGACATTGCGAACCGTTGCTTCATCCCTTGCTTTTTCTACTGCGTCCAAAAATTCTAAATACTTAACCTCATTAGGAAGTAATTTAGCATCGGGTAATAATCGTCTACGCTCGGCTTCGTCTTTACCGCGAGCGCACCAACCAAAAAAGGTTGCCTTGCTGATGCCACAAGCGCCAGCCGCGTCGGAGGCATAGTTACCTAGACGAATCAACTCAACAATCTTGTCTTGCAATTCAGGAGTTAGCATTGTTGGCTTTCCAACAGGTCGAGACTCAACAGCCTTTTTCTTCTTTACTGCCTTCTTTGCAACCGCTGTTGTCACTTTCTTTTCTGCCATTCTCGAATCTCCCATGCAACTGCCCAAGTAATTACTACCCAAGCAAATATAGCCGTAAAAACTACGGTGTAATAAAAAAGATAAGCAATAACATTACTCATCAAAATTCCTGCCCAATGTACCAAAATCCTAGTTCGATACCCCAGTTATATTTAGAGATGTTAAAGCCTAAAGCGAATCCGCTTGTTCGTCCCCAACAAAACCAATACTTACCTATCTTTTTCTCCATGGGTTTATTCTACCCTTTCATAACTTGTAGGCTGGCAAAAGTTTCTTGACCTTGCTTCTTTTTTAAGTGAGGTATGTTATTAACCACAATACCAATTTTGTTTGTGGAAAGCGTCGCGGCTAAAAGGTCAGAGCGTTCTTGGTCTGTATATCCCGCCTCTTCAAGCGCCTCCAAGGATGGAAATACATCAGCGTGGCGGTCATTTTCTTTGTCTACCAAGTGGTCTTGGGTTCCGCCCATGGAAAAGATGATGACAAAATTTGATGGCAACTCATGGCGCTTAACCATCTCTACTTCTTTGGTGTAAGCGTAGAAAAATACATGAGGATTCTCCATAGCAATATCCATCCAAAGTAAGAAATACGCTTCAGAATAGAAATCACCCGCATCATGGATTCTTACCGATTTACCCCCTTGGTAACGCTTTGCCTTCAACTCATCACTCACCCTAGTTTTCCACTCTAGGGGATTATCAAGAGTCAATTCAAGGTTGCGTACATGAGCCGCTTTTACATTTGAAAAGTTATAGGTGCCTGAGCGGGCATAACATAAATTGGCACACACCCCCGCGTTTGGACAGGTAAGAAAATTCTTGCCGTTGGATAGTTTTGCCGCGAGCGCTGGAATCGACCAAGTGAAGATTCCATCCACTTTAAGTTCTCTGTTGCCGTTTGTAAGTAGGTATTTAATTGGCATTATTGCTCCTCTGTTGTACAAGCATCTAGCGGAATCCTAAGCAACTCAGCAATATCGTTCCAGCCATAGATTGCGTTAGCCCATGTATTTACATCTTCAGTATGAACCCTCATATTAAATTCGCCAACTCGGATAGTGCTACGACCCACAGGAATATGCCCAGGCTTTGACTTTCCCCCAGAAAGTATCTCGGCGACCTCTTCAGCACTAAACCCTGTCCCAACAAGATTTGTGGAGGTGAGCAATGTGTTTAATTCCTGTGAGTCGTAAGTTGCTAAATCAGATGTTCGGTTGTCCACAATCAAAATCTTTATTTCTTCAACATCATCAACATCAATCCAATGAACTGCAATCTTCTCCCAGCCTAATTGGAGCGCCGCTTGAAATGTGTGGTTTCCTGATACGCAATGCTTGGTTGCCCGATTTACCACAATTGGTCGGTATTGCCCCATTTGTGAAAGGGACTCAATAATTGCCCCAATATCGCCTTCTCGCGGGTTTAGAGGATGAGCCGATATGTCTTTAACCGATACAGTCTCTACATCGCTAGGGAGGCTATCTGGCGGCTCTGGTAGGCGTTCTAAAGTTTCAGATTTACGCTCTGGGAATCCAAGGCGTTCTTTAATTCCGTTGATGGCTTTTGAGCGCGTCTTGCCGAACTCTTCGAACAGTTGTTCGACCCATGCTTTATAGGCATCTGCATCTATCGTGAAGCGCCAAGCGCCAATCTTTACTTCAGGGTCAGACTTTGCCTTACTTCCACCCATAGGCTCTTTTTGATTTCCTTTTATCAATCTATCAAGAGTCTCAACCTCGGAGGCGGTAAAGCCTGTTCCATCCAACTCAGGTAAAGCGCTGAGAAGGGATTTAAGAAGTGGCTCGTTGTATCCTGCTAAATCTGTTAATCGGTTATCAGCCAAGACAATTTTGCGAGCGCTTGATTCATTTACATCAATGCGCGTTATCTTGATTTTTTTCCAGCCAAGTTTCTTCGCCGCTTTGAGTGTGTGATTACCAGCAAGTACAAAGTTTGTTCCCTCTTGAACTACGATAGGTCTGTATTGACCATGAGCCTTGAGGGAAGAAGCAATCGCATCTATATCACCACGACGGGGATTAGATGGATATGCAATCAGGGTTGAAATAGAAACAGATTCAACTCCGCTTACTTTAATGTTGGCTTTCATTAACCTTTACCTAACTCTCGCTAAGTAAAGGCTTAGACGGATGGACGGGGAGGGCGACCTCTACGGCGAATTAAGTTTCCTTGCGCGTCGTATTCTGGCTCACGGTCAATATCGTTGCGGATGATTTTGTAAATCAACTGCTCGGACACTCCCATTGCTTCAGCAATCTCTCGGTAGGTAATTCGCTGTTTGCGAAGTCGAAGAATTGTTTGTTTTCTTCGTTTGCCTAAGTCTTGAATCTGATTTTGGTGTTCTCTGATTGCGTCTGTAAGAACTTTTACATCATTCAATCCGCGACCATCCAGTTCTGTTGCTTCTAGTATGTTACCCATTTTTAGTTCCCTCCGAATATCTTGTCTAGTGCTTCATCAACATTATCTTCAGGGTATTCTCTGTGGATAGTCTTGAAAGTTTCTAAATCATTTTTAAGTTTTGCTTTGTGATAGGCGATTGCAATTGCAATATAAAACGGTGCCAAGAAAAGAAGCGCCACTCCCGTTCCAAAAACCGTGAATATTAAATCCCAGTTCATATCTTCCTCTCTTTCTTTGCTCCTCGTATGTAAAGCACTAATGAATTTTTATCATTTTGTGGTGGTAAAAATATTAACGATTTCATATACTGCGGTGAGTCATCTGGTAACACACCCGCATCTACGATTCCGTCAATTGCCGCTTTGACTGCTGGGTTACACGCCCCTACATCTTGTAACCGTCCGCCCTTTTGGTGAGGTTCGGCAGTCACACTTATCCACGACATAGGAGGTATCCTCTCAGATTTAGCCAGAAGTTCAAAAGCCGTGCGCCAAGTCTTGACCAACTCAGCCCTTGCCCATCGGTTCCCCGCTCGCTCCGCGTTTGTTGTCCACGGTCTTTGTTCCAACTCAAGGCGGTAAACCAATTGTTCTTCTTCGTCTGTTCGGCATAAGCAATACATAAAGTGAACATTAGGCTAATGTCCATTTTGTGTCGAATCGCCGTTTTTCTCCATCATTGGTGATAATCCAAATTTTCCCTGAATTATCAATAAATGGAATTTCTTCCGCGTTTTGTATTTTGAAAAGTAGGTAGCCGTGTTGTCTGGCTAAATCCCGATTGGACTCAACCCAGCCATGACAGCCATCAACCCCAGACCCGCATAAAACAATGAGATTGGCGGGTAAATGTAGGTTTGCATCGCGACTGCCGCCCATTTGTCGAGGCGCTCTGTGATGAACTGAGAACCCAAATTGAGTGGCTCCACCATCACAACGCTCGCACTTATAGTAGGCGCGAGCCAAAACTGTAAAGCGAACTTCATCCTCAACCTTTAGTTTAGGCTTTGCCATTGGACTCTCGCATCCGCGAGGGCGTCCATGCAAGCAGGGCATATCTTTGCTTGGCTCTGACTCGCCAGTAAAAAAGCCAAACGACATATTGGAATATTTTCATAGGTCAGATGCCACCTCTCCTGTATTTTTTTCCAAAGGAGCATCAACATCCACCTTTCTAAAATGCGTTCTAATTTCAGCCAAATACTTTTCAACTACCTCTGGTGAAGCAGACTTTGAACGAATATCTTCCAACTCCAACATAAACGATTTTGTTTCCTCTCGTTCTCTTTCATTGCGTTTTTGTCTTGCCCACTCGTTATTAAAATAACTAGGTTGAATCACCGTGTCTTTTTGGCTGTAATGAACACCTACATAAAACTTAGCGAACTCAAATGTCATTGGTTCATACAATGTCGTAAACCAAGCCATAATTTTTCCTTCATCGGCTTGGAGCCGTCCATCAAAAAGACAACAATAAGCAAACAACTGGGCAACTTCAGAACGGGTCATTTTCCAAAGCCTTTCCATCCTCAGTAATAAATCTTTCCGCAATTTCAAGCGCTCGCATGACTGAACTCTCTGTTCTCGTTTGATTGCCACTTTTAACTGGCAATGCCTCATCGCCCCATCTTTCTTGATTGAGCCAAGTTGTCGCATGAGGCGTGAACTCAGGATTGCGGTTTGGGTCAGAAGAAAATCTAACTGCGCCATCAATTATTGTTTGAGCGCTTGCTTTTTTCAGCGCTTTTTTCCACGCAACTAAAGCCGCCCCTTTTGCTTGACGCCTTGGGTAAACCTGCCAAAAAGAATCGAACTCAATCTCCGAAGGAGATTTAGGTATATCTTTATCTTTATTGGGTATGGGTATGGGTATGGGTATGGGACGCAATTTCACATCAGTTTGTAACGGCGTTACATCAGCGTTACTTGACAACTTGGAACGATGTTTTTCTAGCCTTTTCCTATCGGTTTCACGCTTAGTTAGCACCCTTTCCTTGGTAAATTGATACTCGTCATAACTTAATATTTTGATAAAATTTTCAGAAAGTTCCCACAAGTTTGAAGCAACTAAGGACGAAATATGACGCGAGTTTGCAAACGATTTGACCGTTTTTAGGGGCAAAATTCCGTCAGTTAAATAACGGTTGGAATAACAAAGCGCGGTTATGTATAACCTAAAAGCCTTATCACTCAACCCAATAACTTTTGGATGGTCTGGAAAACTGTCGTCGATTCTTACCCAAGCCATTACTTCTCCCTCTTACAAATGATGACCGCAATTTGGACATTGCTTTTTGTTTCCTTGTTTTTCAATGGTTCGCCCGAAAACATGGCGAACATCTACATAAATCTTGCAATGGTCACGGGTTTCTTTTAGCCGCGCAATTCTTCCAGTCTTATGAAGAACGGACAATACACCCGATGCTGAACCATGATGCAAACCAGTAACCTCAGCAAACTCTTTCCAAGTTAATCCGTTATGCCCGTATTGATATAAAAGAGATAACGCTTGCGCTTGACGCAATGCAGTTTTCCCAGACCTATCAGAATGGCGAGCGCGTTCCTCCGAGGTATCCGTTCCCGAATACCCCGAAGTACCAGCATAAGGCAACTCAGGCATCAACTGTGACACTTGGAGCCTCCGCAACTGTTATAGCAACGCGTGATTGAGCCTCCTTGAACGCCAGTCTTAATGTTTCAAGAATGGACGGTTCAATTGCGTCTTTGTGAACTGTTATGTATTGACCAATCTGAGCCAATGAATCTATGTCCTTGGCTTCAGCGATTGCTTTTGATACCGCTTTGGTATCAACCACAACTTTTTCTGACCTCTCATAACTATGACTATCAGGGTCGGCATCATCTGTTGGTAAACAAAGCGACTGAAGCAGGGCTGTACGAAAAGCAACTGACATAGCCTTGGTTGTTGCTTTATCTCCAGCATCCATGGCTTCAGCAACTACCGTCGCTTTAATGGCATCTCCCAATGGACCAACAAATGTGTAAGTAACTTTCACTTTCACATGACCCATGACGGTTCTGTTTTTTCCAATCTCAACTGATTGATATTCGTAATCTTCAACTGAAGGCACGACAACTACGCCATATTTTTGCAGTTGTGGGGATACCGCGTTTACTACGGAATCAATGCCGCGGAAGTTAAATCCTTGAGCCGCATTTCTGTCTGATTTTGATATAGCCCCAACTGCTTTCATAATTTCATTAAGGGATTGAACTATTGTTTTTGTCTCCATTGTCTGCTCTCTCTACTCGGTAACGAATGAAACTTTAGTTTCGGCAGGTAAAACTTTTACTGCGGGGATAATTTCACCTTGGGTTGATATTACTTGATTATCTTCAGTAATCAACTCATTGAGTGTTTTTTTATCAATCTCGGTTTTGATTCGAAGCAAGGCTGGGTCATTGACCTTTGCCCATTCGATAAACCCGTCCTCAGATTCGAACTCAATCTTTGGGCGACCCGCGGTTGTTTTGACCGTGCCGTGGGGTAAAACTAGGGATTTACGACCATTGGAGCGCTCTGTGAGGGCGTATGGCGTTAAGACTGCCTCAAAGTACAGGGCATCCTTGTCAAGGCTTGTATTGACCGCTGAGAGCCATTCTGTAACTCGGATAATTTCTTTGTCAAAGATGGCTTTGTTGATTGATTGTTGTTTACGAATCTTTGAAAGTTTACGAATCGCCCAGTCTGCCTTTTGGTCGTCATCAACACAAAAGCCTTCTACTACGGGTGATTCTTCAACTTCAAATTCGTCGATTTGTTGCTGTGTCATTCTTCCTCCTCTTATTAAAACAGAGGATATAACACCCTAGTTAGTTATGTCAAATCTGACTTGCTAATCTTTCTCGGCAATCAATTTGAACAGGTCATCCACCCTAATTTCAAGTCTTGAAATGGAGTCTTTTATCGAACTGCCTCCATTTGGGCGAAGTTCATTAAGATAGTGCTTGACCATCCAACGCATACTTCCAGCAAAAGCCGTAATAATGGCTATAACGGCAACTGCCATGGTCAAATAATCTTTGAATTCCATTTTACTTCCAAGCGGGGCGAGCAACGCCCATGATTAGGGAGTACGGGCGCTTTTTAAGAAAAACCCCATCTCCGTTGGATTGGCTTCCTTTTGAATCTCCGCTGGTGTTTCCTTCATAGACATAAAGAACACCCTTGCCATCGTTCCCTTTGACAATTCCTACATGGTCTGGCTGAGCATCGTCATCAAACTGAAAGAAAACAATGTCTCCCGCTTGAGCCTTTCCGACTGGAACTACTTGACCTTTTTTAGAAAACCATTTCAAACCAGCATCGCAACTAGCAAAGCCTTTTTTGGTAGAAGCCGCCACTAAATCAGCGTGTCCTGCGTCGGCAAAACATTTTGAAACGAACATAGCGCACCATGGCTGGTGATTCATTCCGTACCAAGCACCAAAAATTGTGTCGTTATTGACACCTTCGGTGTATTTATCCTCAGCGTGTTTCTTGGCAATCGCCAAGACCTCTGGGGCTGGCATTATGCCTTCTTGGTGGGTTTTTTAAGAGTTGTTTTTTTGGTCAGTTTTCTCATTGCTTCTTCAGCAACAACATCTGCGACCTTGCCAAAAGCGGGGTCTTGCTTATTGATGTATCGAAGTGCCACGGGGAGAACAGATGCAATACCAGCGGCTAAAATCCCTTTGGCACTATCGCCATCTAAATTAAATAAATCTCCGCCTGTCGCCATAAATGCCGTTACCATTGAGGCAAGGAATGAGCGTCCGTATGAAGCGAGCATTGCTTTTTGTACTTTTGTCATTTTTTCTCCTAAGTGGGTAGGTAAATAATAGCCTATGCCTGTTGGCTTCCAATTACTACAAGGTCTGAGCCATTTACAAGAATCCAAACAATGTCATTTGCAACTGGGGTTAAACTTTTTAGATATTTAACTGACGGCAAAGTATTTGTGTCCCCAGCAATTTGTATATCCACGCTTGCTGGACTCGCATTAACGGTAATAACTTTTGCTTGCCGCAATCTTAATCCAGAAGAAGGCTCTTTAATTTGTTTTACTAAATAACTTAAATCCATCAAAATCTCCTCAATCTGCCAATGGCGTTCATTGTGGAAGTCGCCGCCAAAGGAATAGTGATTGAATCTAGCATTAAAACGGAATCAATCCCAGACGGACTCCGAACTATTTTTACAAGGTCAAAAACATCGTGAGCAGGATTAACAATTGCATCCCAAGTAATTTTTTCTGATGCCCCAACTACTTTTCTCAACTCAGCAATCGCGGCGGTTTTGGCTTCTCCAACGGTTAGGATGTTTGGGGAGGATTTGAAAAGGGGAACAATTCCATAGGTATAGATATAAGTAGGTGAACTCGGGTTATTGTCAAAGGCTGTACCAAGAACGCCAATAGATAAATTAGTGCCTTCTCCCGTATACACGACATAATTATATGTTTCATCGCTTGATAAATTACGGCTGAGTTGAGTAATCACGGATTCGGCGTTATCTTCATAAGTCACAAGCGGGTTTCCCACATCTGGGTCTGGAATCAAACGCATACGGGCAACACCTACTTCGTCAAAATACAAATCCATACCAGCGGACTCAGCAATTTTTAGTGCTTCTTTCCAAGGGTCAGAAGATTGGTCCAAAGTTGGATAGGTTAATTTTACTGTTTGGTTGGTGGCAGGAAATTGTGTTTTAACTGCTGGGTATCTATTGGTCAAAATGTTTTTAATTGCCGTTTCTTTTGCAACTCCATCAGAGATATAAAAATCATGGGTTGTAAATTTTGCCCTTGCTATACGCAAACTTCTATCAGAACCCGCAACTGCGATTTTAATTCCCTGTGGGGTGTCTGTGACATCCACGCTCGTAATAATAAATACTCCCAATGGAACAAGTTCTTCCGTGCCGTCTGCAAAGACAACCCCACGGTAAATTCTAATTTCTCGGTTGTATGGGAGCAAGATAGCCGAAAGATTGTTGTTTGGGATTAGTGTTCCATCGGAATCAATGAACTCAAGGGAGCATTGACGGCGAATGGAACGCCGCGAATCAATAGTAACTTCTCCGCTAATAGGCGAGGCTGTGCTAATAATGGTGCCGTTTGCTACATCGTAAATCTCAACTTTTATTTTACTAACATGAGATTTACGAACGGAGGCTAAAAAATCTTCCGAGACTGGATACATTATGGAGCGCCAACCTCAAAGTAATTTACTTTAGCGTCTCTTATCAAACTCCCGATTGGACCTGATTCCACCCAAGTTCTGTCTACAAATCTTACGTATTTAGCACGACCCAATGGGTCTTGAACATATAAAATACCCTGATAGATAAGGACGGGATACAGGGCATCCCATTCCGTTTCACCTTGAGTGGTGAACTGATAACTTCCATCCACGCCATAAATGCTAGAAGCCACAACCACAGTTTTAGATGCACCCAATGGCTTGAACACGCCATAAGATTCAACGATTGATGAATTTAAGGGTTGTTGAACTCGCAACGAAGTTACGCGAATTGAAGGCGATTCTGGCGCAGTAAATGACCAGATACCTGTTGCCGCAATTTGAATTGGTTCGGTAGTTGTATATCCCGAGGAGCGTGTGTCAGCCATTAAATAACCGCCTTTGCTTTAGCACGATATAAAACTGTTGTATCTACTGGCAACTCATAATCATCAACTGTGCCAATTTGAGCCGTTGAAGCGGTAACTGGGCTATTGCGGATTGCTGTGTAAGTGGTTCCTCCATCGTCAGAACGCTCAACATCAAAAGTAAATGTTCCAAAACCTCCGCTGGTAAAGGTGGGGCTATCTCCAGCATGAAAAGCAATCTTGTCAATGTAATGAACTTCAGAAGCAACTGGTGTTACAACTTTAATAAAAACTTGAGCCTTTGTTGCCGTGACAGGGGCGGTGGCGGTTACTACGGCGGCAGTCCAAACACTAGCCGAATCTGTAACGGCAGTTCCATAAGATGTAGAAATTGTTGTATTAGAACTGGTTAAAAAACGAATTCCAACGGCGCACGAACGAGCAGTCACGGCGCTTTTGAACTCAGCCGTAGCCGAAAACTTGCGAGAGGCTGTAACGGCAAACGCTGTACCGCTTGTGGTCGAGGCAGTCATATCCCCAGTTGCCGTTGCCGTTAAAGATAATGATTTACTTCCAGAGGAATACTGAGCGCCGCTTTGAGCAATGGCACAGTTTGTAACAGCATCCCACCCAGTTGTATTTGTCTCTAAAGATGCTTGGTTAGCCGATAGCACATTGGTTCTTCCAAAAATTGTAACCGTCACGGCTCCAGTCGTGGAATTGTACGAAGCGGAAAGCGTTGGCTCGGCTGGCGCATCAATACTCAATGCGAACTGAGAATAAGCCCAATCGCTGAAATAGTTTTCGGCTCCAGCAATTGAAGCAACCCGCACATAAGCCCGATAGGTGGTGTTGTTTGCAAGACTTACATCTAAAGTTTGACCATTGTTTGATGATGTAATAACACCAGTTTCAACGGTAGCCGTAGAGGTATCCGCGCTAAAGCCTGTTGCTAAATAAGTTGCCGAGTCAAAGATTTTAATTTCATAGGCTGT